TGGAACAACTAGATTGTTTTGTGTAACATTATCAACTGTTGCAACAGTTACTATTGCATCATTAACTCCTCTAACACCACCTAATTGATCACCTGGAACTTTAAAATACTCTTTAGATACATAGTTTCTGCCACCATCTGTTAGTGTAACTGAATATTTGTCGCCGCTTCTTAAAATTTGGAATTGTATTCCAGTACCGTCAACGGTAGTATTTTCTCCGCCTGCAACAGCACTAAAATCAAAAGCCGCGTTAATATTATCTGAAGCACTGTATGGTGCTGGATATGTAAAATCATATAGGAAATCAAAGTAAAAATCTTCGTTAGATGTGTGTGCTCGTGTACAATAATAAACATTACCATTTACAGTTACAATATCATCTAGTGCATAAGCCACACCAGAAGTCCAATTATTTCTGTATTTGTATGTAAATCTATCTAGTTTAAATTGTGCCATTTTTTACTTCACCTGTATTTAACTGTAATCGTATGGTTCGTTTACTCTTGCGACTAAGTTCCCATCCTCGTTGATATAATAATTAATTTTTTGGTAGTCCCATCTGTACTGTTCGTATTTTAGATTTTCATAAACCTTTTCATGGTTTACATCTCTACCTTCAAAAAAGTCCTGTCCAATATCAAAATCATTATAGTTCTGTGTAATATCACCTGGAACGTTAATTTCAATTTGGTCATTGGGGTTAAGTTGATCAACTGTTGCAAGATAAATTGAACCGTCATCTTGTTTTCTTAAACCATAGAAATAACGTGTTCCCATGCCTTGAATAATTTGGTCTATACTGCTTCCTACGTATGTACTCATCTTGTCCCCCTATTACGTTTGTTCAACATAACTTATAATTGCATCTACACTGTCAGGATAACTTGAAGATACCTGTAAAGTGTGTGCTTCGTCTAGTATTAATTTTTCACCACCATTCATTGCTCTTAGTGTTCCATTTGGTGGAATAGGAACATCTTTAACATAATTTGCTGTTACACTAGTTTCGTCTTTGATAAAAACATTGCCAAGTACTGTGCTGTCCTTAATATTAGACATCGAAATACCTAACACAATAACTTTTCTATTCTGTGCAACAGTAAACACATCAATAGGTAATCTTCCTACGTCTTTAATAATTCTATTTTTAAAAATACTTGCCATTTTCTTATCCTAATATCAATGCATTAATGAATGATAAATCTTCTGCTTCGCCAAAAGTAATACCACCCTGTTGTCCAACTACTGATGCCCAAACACTACCATTCCAGACTTCTAAACGCTCTTCTTCAGTGTTGTATCTTGTTAAACCAACTACTGCACTTACTGGTCTAGCATTCGTGTCACCGCTTGGAAATTTAATACCGTAAGTACCGTTGAAATCAACGTATCCTTCGCCTGTAATAGCAACATTCAATGCACCATTGTTTGCAGTATTAGTTATCGTATTTGTTGTCTGATCTATTTCTAGATCTCCAATAATCACTTTACCTGCACCATTAGGTGTAAGTGTTAAATCAGCGTCTGTACCTTCTGTACTGATAGTATTTACATGTATTCTATCAGTGTTAAATCTTGTAGGACTTAAATCAGCAGTTAGTACACTACCATTATAAAATCTAAATGTGTCGTCATCGTTACCTTGTGTTAATTCTGCTGTAATATATGTGTCTAAATCTTGGTCAACAACACCACTAACACTACCACCGACTGCATTCCAGAAACCGTTAGCATACAATTCAAATACATTTGAACTTGTATTATATCTAAACATACCATTTACAGGTGTTGCTGGTCTTTGTGCAGTTGTACCTGCTGGTAACTTAATAGCATCGTCACTGTTAAAATCAACGTAACCGTCGCCATCGGCAAAAATTTCTAAATTAGTATCGTTTCTAAATGTCTGTACAGAGTTGTTAATTAGTTTAACTTCGTCTGATATAAATGAAGTAGTTTGTAATCCGTCTGCATCAACATAAGCAATAGTTGATCCAGCAACTTGAAAATTAATTGTATCTTCATCAGCACCAAATGCACTTTCAACAGTAACTTTTGTATCATTATCTGTATCACGTAATTGAATAAAACCGCCAGTGATATCTAAGTTACCATCAATTACAACATTGTTTCCACCATCTGGATTAAGAGTTAAATCTCCTGATGTTGTAATAATTTGATTACCACTGATTCTAATGTTACCAGTTTCTAATCTACTAGGATCTACAATAGTAGTACTTCCACCATCTGTAAATGTAAGTCCACTTAATGAACTAATATCAAAACTCTGTGCTTCAAATGTTACGTTACCTGTTTCTTGATCAACAGTAAATGCATTACCAACCCTAAAGTCACCGCTTTGGTCAATTGAACTAAACAGCACTTTACCGTTGTTAGTTTGTGTAATTTCGTTCGCTTGTATAACTTTTGATACGTCATTTTCAAGTGCTTTACCTACACCCATGTATCCAAAGTTATGATTAATAAGTCTTAGTAGTACACCGTCACCGTCTGCAACAACGCCTTGGTTACCATAAACGTTTGCTGAACCAATTGCTCTTAATTCTGCACCAAACTGTTTTAGATCAATAAATGCAATACCTGTTGCAGTACCACCACTTGAACTTTCAATATCAAGTGCAACTTCAACATCTTCTGTAACAGTTGTACTTGCATTTGTTCCGTTAAAGTGTGTTAAAAATACTGTTGTAGGATCTCCAACAAACTCTGCTGTAGGTGTTGTATATGATCCTAGGTATCTTGGTAAACCATTTGTTACTCTTACTTCATCAATATAACCTGTAAACAAGTTTGTGTTATCGTATTCTCCACCAATGTACAACGGTCTTGCTGTACCATAATTGTTTGAGTCTGAATATGTTGATCCGTCTTGAGATCCGTTAATGAATAATTTTGTTCCGTCATTTGATCTTGCAACAGCAATATGATAAAATGTATTTGCTAATAGTGTATCTGTACCTGTAATAATATCACTACCTGCAACAGAAACTTTTACATTTGCTCCGTCGGCATAAACTGCTATTGCAGTTGTACTTGCATCATCTCTCATATCAAAAAGATATTTTGTGCCTGTTACATCATCAAATCTAAAAAATCCTTCAACTGTAAAGTTTCCATCACCAAATCCAAAATCGCTAGTACTTGAAATACTTGCATAATCTCCTGTACCATCTAGGTATAAACTTGCTGTACCAAATTTCTTTTGTGCTGTGCTTAATTGGCTGTTACCTGAAAGAGATATTGTTTTTGATTCTCTATCAAGATTGGTTACCCAACCAGTTGTTTTTCCATCAAATGTTAATCTTAATCTACCATCAACTATTTCTTTTGCTTCAATAGTTCCTTGTGCAAGTACTGTAGAGCCATCTTCTGACGTTAGTGTTACTGTGTCAGCAACGTTAAATGTTCCTACTTGGTTTGTAAGATCAACAATAGTTTTTCCATCGCCGCCTCTACCAGCACTACCTGATTCTCCAACAATGCCTTTATCTGCAAAGTAAATGAAACTGTTTAACCATTCACATCTTGCACCATTAGTCATATATAAACCAACTGAGTTTGGTACAAAGAAAGTTGAATCATTAAACAACATTGCCGCTTCGATTGAACTTGAAGTTACTAAACTACCATCAATTTTAGCGCCGCGGCCTGCGTTACCTGAGTCAAATCCATATGGATCACTTGCACTTGTTACTGTACCTTTGTTTAATACAGTTACGTTAATAATATATGGCGATTGTAATGGAACTGTAATCCCTGCAGGATTAAATGTAAATGCGTACCCAGTGTCATTACCACTGTCATAAAACATGTCTTTAATTGTCAAATGCTGTATTGTGGTTGCACTGTTTAAGTGAAAACAGTCTTTAGTATTTGTTCCTGCTGTAGGTTTAACAACTGTTGTTCTTAGTCCTTCACCGCCTACAGTAACACCTGCAGGTACTACTAGCGGAAATGCTTCAGTGTATGTTCCTGCACTAATTTTAATATTGTCACCTGATGTAGCAACACTTAGAGCATGTTTTATTGTAGCAAAAGCACTATCAACACTTGTACCTTCTTCTGTGTCGTCACCGTTAACTGTAACGTGATATGTATTTCCTGCTTCATTTAAAAGCAAGTTTTCAATTCTTACTTTACCTGTTCCGTTAGCACGAATAGTTAAATCTGCATTACTGTCAATAGTTTCGATCAAACTATCAGTAATTTGAATATTGTCAATATTTGCTTGTCTAGAGTTTAGTGTTTTCCAACGTTTGCTAGGAGTACCTAGTGTGTAAATTTGATCAGCGTCTGGAATAATATTTGAAATAACGTCTGCTTTAAAATTAACAGTGTCAGTATCAGCATCACCTAAATTAATATTTCCACCAGCAGTAATATTGCCAGTTGCATATAAATTTCCTGTGACGTTTGTGTTTCCTAATAGTTCAATAGTACCTGTACCGTTAGGAGCAAGTTCAATTGATGCATTTGAATCTATTGTGCTGATTGTGTTGTCGTTCATTTCTAATGAATCGACTTGAATTCTTGAATGATAAATTACAGGATCACCACCTGAAGGTGTTAATTCAATAGTACCTAGTGTACTACTAATTGTGTTTCCTTGAAAAGTTAAATTACCTGTTGTTGCTGAATTTGTAGCAATCCAGTCTGTTGTTTGTACTGTACCGTTTACATCTAGTTCATAGGAAGGATTGGTCTTTTTTACGCCAATGCGACCATTGTTAACATCCAAATATAATAAATCCGTTTCAAATGCTAAATCCACTCCATTACGAAGCAGGTTTGCCTTTAACAACGGACCCGAAATACGACCGACGGCCATTGTGTTCTCCTATAAACCGGGCATCCTGTGCCTCTAACCACCTTACATAGCGGGTTAACCACTGTTTGTCCTGCAAACCTAAACGGTCAAGTCTGCATTAATAGTATTTAGTCTTAATTGGAAAAACCGTAAGTTAGTAGTTAAAAATTAACCTACAATGCTACCGTCGAAGCCGTGTATAACGGTGACGTCTTTGCCTAAAGGAACTGGAGAATCAAATTTAATATATTTGTCTCCGTTGTTGTCTACTGTCATTGTGTAGTTTACACCTGCAATCTGCACAACGTTTTCAACAAGTACAAGTACATTCTCAGCCGCCGCTGGTTTAGGATCTAATGTACCGAACTGTGTTTCTGAAGCATCACCTGTACCTAAGTTTTGTACAACAATGTTACCAGGACGATCTGATCTAATAGTTTCCCATGCATTGTTAATATATGCTTCAATTTCATTTATTTGATTATTGTAACGAATAGTTCCGTTAACAGGTGCATCACTACGTTGGCTTGTATCACCTGTACCTAACTGTAATCCACCAACAGCACCTTGGAAACTTACTGACCCATCAATGTCAACAAACACTGATTTGTCAACTATCATTTTTCTATTAATCTGTTGTTGTTTTACAAAACGCATATTATTACACCGCTATTGTTGAAATCGTAACTGAAATAGTTGCTGGTGACGTAGTCTGTGCAATAACTTTATCTCCAGTTTCAAGAACAAACTTTTCAGTATCCATAATAAAAGTTTCTCCTGCAGGAATTTTTAATTGATGTAAGATTTTGTTTACATCTGTTGCACTTTCACCTGATTTTACAATATGTAAATCAAGAAACGTATCAGCATCAGTCAAGATATTATCACCGGGAATATTATCCGCATCTGCGTAGTTACAGAAAATCATGCTTGTTACAGCATTCTCACCTGATGACGTATACACAGTTGTAAGTGTTGCATCTATAAAACTATTTGCTATTGCCATATCTTTATCCTAAAATATCATGCTCATGAGCATGGCTTTTCTTTTGCTAGTTATCTCTCCGTTAGTAGTGTTATTTACAAAAAAGAGCCCAGTTCCGCCAAACCCTTCTGAATCTTTATACACTTTTAAACGTCCAACAGTACCCGAAGGTGTTGTGCTTACTGTAGGTAGACTTAATATTTCATCTACTACTACTTCTCCTGACCCATTTGCTTGTAAAACTAGTTCATCATTTGTATTTGTTGGTCTAATAGTAGTATCATCAAATTCTAAACTACCCAAAGTCATAATATCTGATCTAATGTCAATTCTAGTAACATTATCTACTTTTCCAAGCAATCTTGATACTGCATCACCTTCTGATGTATCCTCTGCTTTCATAATAGTGTTACCTGCTTGAATTTGAGGAATATTAATTGTTTGGAATGCTTGATTTACATATCTTACATTTGGAATATCATCATCTTGTAATCCAGTTTCATAGTTTGTTGTACCTCTAACACTTAGTTTAGCATTAGGTGCATTAGTTCCTAAGAAAACAATATCGTCACCTGTAGTACTGATATGATTAGTTCTAATTGCGGCTAATCCTGCACCAACTTTAAATGTAAAAATACCTTCACCAGTACCGCCGTTTGGTCTAGTGTAACTTAATGTATCGTCCCAAAGTATAGTAGCATTATCAGCAGTACCTCTTTCAATATCAATACCGCTTTGTCCTAGAGATACACCATTACCTGTTTCATTTTTATTAAGGGTAATAATTGCATCTTCAATAGCAAGTTCTTCAGTATCAACAGTTGTAGTAGTACCTTCTACGATTAAATTTCCTGTAACTCTAGTAGTTCCTCTTCTCGTACCTGTATTAAGAGTAACTTCGCCGCCACTAGCAGTTACAATTTTGTAATCACCGGTTAATTTTAAAATATCAGTTGCCATGCATTAGGATCCTATCGTATGCTATTATTTAGTCAAAAGAAAAGGGCAAAGTAATTTTGCCCTTTCCAGTGTGTTATTATTGACCTTCTACTTCTGCTGTATCATCAGATGTTGAACCTGCTTGTAAGCCATTACCAATGTTAAATTTAACATTTGCAACGTTTGAAGTCCCACCTTCATACTGAATAGTTTTGTTACGTAATTTAGTAACTTGTACTACAGATGAATCGTCTAGAATAGCATTGATGATAAACTCACCTTCCGCTAAACCACCTGCTGTTTTGTTCACTAACTGTAGTACTTCAGTTGTAGTACCATCTGTTACGTTGAACTTATTAGTTGAACGCTGTGATACAATCCATGCTGGAGTTGTTGCACCGTTTACTTCAGATGCACCAGTAAAGTAATATGCAGAGCATAAAATTTTACCATCACCTTGTCCAATTTTTCTTTTGTTAATTGGTCTTCCCATTGTTTTCTCCTTTTTGACGTTCTAGGTCTACGCGGTGGGTAACCGCATAAGTCCAACACCATGTTGGTACCTAACGTGTAATGTATTTAGTCAACCCTGCTAAACAGGTGTAATAAGTGTGTTTGTGAGAACAATTTTATTGCATCATTGATCTTTTTAGATTGATCTTTATGCTTTACTAATAAACTATCGCTTGGTCTTCTTCTAATATCTATTTCAATATCTGAAAGTTTACGAACTTCGCTTTGTATACTTGCACAAAACTTAATAATATTAAATCTAAACTCAGGAGCAGTTTTGCCCATCTCTCTAAGTTCTTGCTCAATGGCTTGCCAATCCAGTGATGTTTCTAATTCTTTCATAACTGTATTTAAGCCAAAAAAATAGGGCGACCTAAGCCGCCCTATTTGGATTACGTTATCTTCTATGGATTACGAGAATGATACGTTAGCAGAAGTAATTGATACTCTGCCTAAGTAGTCAGCCGCGTTACCAAGTGAAGATGCAGTATTTGTTAATTCTACATAACCGTAACGTGTCATGAAAGAAACAACTGGTTCAAATGTTGCTGGATCTAGTACAACACCTGAAGACATTAGCGGAATGTATGGGCAATAGAATGCCGCCGCATCTGCTTCTGATGAGCCTTTGTAACCAACTAACACTTGGTTGTCATCTTGACCTGAATCAGCAAGATAAGCGTCAACGTAAACTCTCATAGAGTTGTTTAAAGTTCCTACAAATTTAGTATTTGTTGGTCCTTCAAATGTACCTTCTGTAGTTCTTGCGAACGCTGAAGTTGTAGCAGACTGTAGGATAGTCAATGCTTGGTTTGAAACCACTGCAAAGTTACCTGCGCCTCTACGTGTACGCTGAGCGATCTTGTTAGAAGTTCTGTTAATTAGAACTGCTAACGCCGCATGTTCGTCACCAACGAAAGTTGCTGTACCACTTACACCTGCTTGGTTGTAAGTTTCTTCAACTGATGCTAATGAACGAAGTGATTGGATGATCTCTTGGTCGATTTCAGCAGTAATTTCTTGTGCTAAAGCCGCCATAATTTCAGCCTCTACGTCGATGCCTTGTTGTGCTTGTGCATCTTGTGCCGCTTCAAATGTCCAACGTGCAGATAGTTTACGAGTTTTCGCTTCTACTGCTTGTTTTAAGATTTGAATTGACAATTTGTTACCAGGTGTACCTTCTAACGTTGCAGTTGCGTCTGCTTTGTTAGTAGATGCGTTACCTGAATAACCTTCAGCAATTTTGAATGGAGAAAGTGCTTCTTCACCCGCTGTTGCTGAGTCTGCTGTGTCCGCATAACGAACACGTAAAGTGTGGATCTGTGCTACAGGTCCTGTCATTGGTTGTACGCCAACAATCTCATTTGCGATTGTAGTTGGCATTACACGTCTGATTACTGGAAGGATAACTCTGTTAAGAGTTGCTACGTTCCCTGCGGAAGTTGCCCCAGAAGATGCCGCCTCAGCGAGATACTTACGAGTGTTCTCGAGAGTGACGTCCATCACACCTTTTTTCGAACCATTTAGGCCTTCTAAAAGTGCTTCTTTGGTTTCCTGCCAGTTGTTGTTGATATTATCTGACATTTTTTGTCTCTCCTTTTTAGTTTAATCCCGCTAATCTGCGGAGTTCAATTAAGTTTGAATCAGTATCTTCCTTAATTGTGTGTTCTTTGTTGCCTGTTACTTCTACGCCTTCATTTAATGCCTTTTTTACTCTTGGAGCCTTATCTTCCATCACTGCTGGTAGATACTTCTCAAATGCTGAGTGCAACTTGTTCGTTTGCACTGACTCCAGTAATTCAGACATTATTTCTTTTTTGTCTGTGCCTAATGGAGATAGCAACTCATTCATCACTGCAACTCTCTCTGCTTCGTCTTTGGCTTTAGCAATTTCTGCTTCCTTAGACTCTACAAGTGTAGCCTTCTCTGTGACTTGTTTCTTAGCCTCTGCTAATGCTTCTTCTTTCTCTGCAACTATTTTCATTAACTTCGCAGTTTCTGATTTTTCGTTTAAGTAAGAAGAACCATACTCGTTAGCAAATGCTTCGAATATTTTTCTACCGAAGTGGTTTTCTCTTGAAGCCGTGATATCTTCTTTGAGTTGTTTGATTTCTGTTGCTAATTTTTCATTAACAGCAGACTCAACCACTTTAGCGGATTTTTCAACAAACTTAGATTTAAGTTCATTGAATTTTGATTTTGCTTCTTTTACAAGTTTAACCTTGGTTTCTGCAAGATCTTTTTTGTCTTCTGCAAACTCGTTGATTTCTTTTGCGAGTGCTTTCACGACAAAGTCTTCAAGTTTAGCAAAGTTTTCTGTGACTTTTTGACGGTCCTCATTTAACTCTGCAATTTCTTTGGTTAATTGCTTGAGCATAAACTCTTGCAATTTCTCAGAATGTTCGCCGATTTTCTTCTTATATTCAACCCTTGCTTCTGCAAGTGATTTCTTATCTTCAGCAAATTCAGCAACTTCTGATTCCAAACGCTCGGAGACCATGCGATCAATTGCTTCGACCATGTTTGACTTATCATGTTCGTAGCGATTCGCAAATTCTTCACGGAGTTCAGCAGTCACACTATCACGGTGTTCTTTAATCTTTTCGTCCCAAGCACCAGTAATTTGGTCTTTGACCTCTTCACTAATAATACCTGTTTCAAAAAGTTTATTAAAAACATCACTCATCGTGTTTCTCCTATTGTTACTTTAAGCCTTTTATGACTCTTAGCATTGCTTCCTTAAGATGCTTTTGTGCTCTAGCATCTTGTTGTACCTCTGACGCAGTCCTTAACGCACTATAACCACCTTTTGTATTCATAAAATGTTCATAGATTGGTGTTGGATATGCACCCGGGGCACTAGGTTGTGCTACCACGTCAACCGTGATAATTTCGAAATCGCTAACTTCACCATTGGATTCGCTAACATTTCCACTACCCCTACTGGATACACCTAGTTTAACTCCGCTTTCCAGCATTGTTTTAACTAGATTACCCATTGGAGTCGGCAAGATTTTCATCTTGCCAAATCCGTTCGGTCCGTCCATCCACACATCAGTAATCATGTGCGATACACGGTCCAAGTTTACTTTTAAATCATCTGGGTGATCTACTTCACCTAGAACTGAATAGCCGCCTGAGATTTGATCTTTTAGAGTCTTAACAGCGTTGCCTATTTCGGAAACAGGGTAAACACGCTGATTAGCGTTTTTGACACCACCCTGAATACAGATGCCTTTGAGATAAAGATCCTTGGAATCTCCTTCTCCTTTAGACTCTAGGGTGACCTGTGCTTGGTCAAATGTCAAATTCTCACGTAAGTAAGCCATGTGGCTTTCTCCTTAACAATTATTCAGCACTCTTTGGTGCAGATGCTTTCTTAAAAGAATCCCCAGCGTTTGCACCTGGTTCATTCTCGAAAGATTTCCCCATGTCCTTAGCCGCAGGAGCCTTACCGCCCTTTTCTTCACCACTTTGTGCAATGTTTTTACCATCAGCACCTGAGTCTTTGCCACCTTTCGATGCTACTGGACTCGTAGTGTTATCAGCGCCTTCTGAATTGTTAGGTGCAGAGACTTTTTCTACATACTCACGCATAGTCTCGCCAACGGATTTTTCTCTTTTTGCACCTTCTTCAACTTCTTCACCATCTTCTTCTTTTGCTTCAAATGGTGCTTCCATTGATTCTTCTTCGGCTTCTTCTGATTCTTCTTCATCATCAGCGGCTGGCATATCCATTTCTGGCTCACCTTCTCCGCCTTCTTTGTCGCCCATCATTTCTTCAAACTCTGCTTTTAGTTCGTCTAAAGCGTCTTCTAGGTCAACAACACGGTCTTCAATGTCATCATGTGATTCTTCATGATCATCCATTTCGCCGTCTCCGTCAAAGTCCATGTCGCCTTCAGCGCCTGGTGCTTCAACATCTGAAACCATATCGTCAGCGGCATCACCACCAACTTCTTCAACTGACTCATCTTCAAAAGACTCGTCTGTTT